CATAACTGGAGTTTGAGTGATATTGAATCTATGATCCCTTGGGAGAGGGAAACTTACGTAAACTACCTTATTAATTTTCTAGAAAAACAAAGACTAGAAAAGCAAAACGCAGAAAACGCAGCAAAAAATGCAAACTCCTGGTAGACGAGTAGAACCACAAACATCCATGCTTCCATTGGAACGTAGGATGGATGGTCTTGAAAGGAGAATTATATCTCTCTCAAGTCAAGTAGAACTTGAGAGTAGAGGTGATTCAGTACGAGGTTTGGGTAGAATTGTTCTAGAAATGGAACAGATGCAAAATAATATGGAGGCGATGCAGAAGGAGATACAAAGAGATCTAAGGGAAAGAGCAAAATATTTCAAAGAAGAACAAAAATTACTGAAGAAGGATTTAAAGAATACTGAAGATTTCAAAACTGCAGCTTTATTTGATCTACGTAAGATAATAGGACTTTTTGGGTTTGCTGTAGCAGCAAATGAATTATCTCAAGGTGATATTGGAGGTGCTATACAAGGTGTAGGACTCGGTATAGGTGCATTCTTACCAGAAATTACCACTGGTGTTGTTGGAATTTTAGCTGCCAAAGGTCTTATTGGTGGTGGTAAGATGGCTGGTGGTATGGTTGGTGGTGGTAAGATGGCTGGTGGACTTGGACTGTTAGGAGGTAAAGGTAAAGGTATACTAGCATTAGCAGCTTTAGGTGGGTTATTGTTAACTGGTGGTGCTCTTGCTGGTGGAGGACGTACAAGTAGAAGGCAAGTGGGTGATAAGAAGATTGATGATGGTAATGATGTAATGAATCGATCCGATACTCTAAGGTTTAGAAGTCAATTGGGTAGATTTGATCGTATTATTAACGATGTAAATAAAAAATCTGCAACTCCACCTACATCGGAAGAGATAACAGATTCCTTCGGAGGATCGGATTCGGAGGAGAGTGACGAGAAAAATAAAAATAAAAATAAACCACAAAGGAGAGATACTGAAACTTCTACTGAAACTTCAAACCTTACTGCTGAAACAAGCATGGGTAAGGTAGTATCTGGTAATATGACTCAAGAAGATTACGATACATTTAAAGAAGAAGAAGATGCAGAGAGAGTAGAAGAATTGAGTCTAGGGATGAATGAAGGTGGACAAGTTCCTGGATCTGGAAATACTGATACAGTTCCTGCAATGCTGACTCCTGGTGAAGTTGTCATGAGTAAACCAGCAGTTGATAAGATTGGTGCTGATAATCTTTTAGCACTGAATGCTGAAGGAGGTGGGACTAATAAACCAACTCTGGGGTATCGGTTTGGACAAGTAAATCCAGATGCACTAGTTTCTTCATCTACAATTTTTACTGAAAAAACAACTGATTCACATAGTACAAAAAAAGGAGGAATACTAGGAAAATTCTTTGATCGTGATTATGATACACTTAAGGAGAAAGATCTTGGTAAAGGTTTGCCAGGAATGAGTATACAGACAACTGAGAAATATAAGGAAGGTAATCTTAAAGGTAAATCAGTTCTTACAGAGGATATTGCTAGTGTAGGAATTCCTGATATACTGGAACATCAGAAAGATCTGATGAAAAGAATAAACGCAGTCGAGGGATTTGAAGATAAGACAATAGAGGATGTTATAAATCGAACAGTTGGTATGGATGCCCAACAATATACACGACTTCTCAACAGGAGTGATGCTGCGAGAGCAACAGAAAAGAAACGAGAATTAGCGAGAAAACTTGATAAAGAAGCTGGTATAGATCAATTTAATAGAATGCTGCCAGGATACCAAGGTGGTGGTTTAGTTCTAGGAAAGACACCAATGCAACAGGTGAGTGAATTAAGAGATGAGAGGAGAGAGATTCTTCGTAATCAAGTTGATGGTAAAATGAATAAAGAGCAAAGAAAGAGATATAAGTTTATAACTAAAAAGTTAAACCAACTTTCAGATGAAATGAAGGCAGATAACAAGGTTCCTGGTTATAACAAAATTTCCACACCTACTGCACCTATAGTACCAGAAACTAAAAATATAAAACCAATAGAAACTAAGGAAGTACCTTCTAGTATGATTGCTCAACCTATCATTACTAACATTCCTGGTAAAACTACAAATATGCCACCTCCACCCCCAAGTGGAGGTGAGTTTGGTAGTGAACAGTTTGCTTCAATAAACACACGTTTTCAAGGTTCTATTGATAAACTTGATGCTGCATATGCACTAAACAGTTACGCTGCGTTACAGTAATATGACTGAACAATTATACAACATAGCAAAAGATCAAAATGAAACCTCAAATGGTTTGCTGAATGATATTAGAAGAAGATCTTCTTTGAATAGAATGTATGAGAAGCAATCTCTTGCATTGAAGAAGAAGTTAGTAGAAGAAAGAAAGAAAGCATATGATGCTGCATCAAGAAAAGAAAGTGAAGGAAAGGGTGGTTTAGGTTTTCTAAGAGATCTATTTCTTCTAAGATTTCTACGTGGTCGTCGTGGTGGTGGTGGATTTGGTAGAGGTGGTGGTAGACCACCTGTAGGTCCAACTGGAGGTGGTCTCGGTATATCACCAAGAATAACACCTAAGAATAAGATTGTACCTTTTAGTAGAGGTAGAGTACCTACAAGACTAGGAGGTCTTTCGAGAGTAGGACCATTAGCAATATTAGGAACAGGATTAGATTTTACGAGTAGACTAGGATCTGGACAGAATGTGTTACAAGCATCACTTGGTGCTGGTGGTGGATTAGCAGGTGCATTAGCAGGTGGAGCAAAAGGTGCTGCTCTTGGTTCTTTTGCTGGACCTATTGGTACTCTTATTGGTGGTATTGGTGGTAGTATTTTAGGTGGATTTGCTGGTGGTAAGATAGCTGATTTATTATCAGGTGCTGATCGTAGAAGAAGTCAAGAGCTGGAACGTGTGACGAAGATGTCTAAGAAGACAGAATTTTCAAAATCTTTAGATGATTTTGATGTAGTGTTGGATAAGTTTGAGGGTAAGACCGCACCACTGTTAAAAGATTTTAAAGAAGATAAAGGTAAACCACTGATAATTACCAGATTTATAACTAAATTGAAAAGTGCTGGAATTGGTGCGGTTATAGGGGCGATAGCAGGTACTATTTTAACAGAACTTGCTATTACTGCTGCTTTAGCAGCAGCACCTGTTCCAGGTTCAAGACTTGTTGCTGTTGGAAGACTCGCAAGAAAAATACCATTACTAGCTAAACTAGGTAGAATTTTAATAAGAGTTCTTCCATCTAGAAGTATTGGAGGACGGATAGGTGAGAGATTATCAGGTGATGCTTTTAGAAAAATAACTAAAAAGTGGGTCAAAAAGAATGCTGTAAGTCCAGGTCAACTTAAACTTGGAATAAAATCACCTATAACAAAGACCCCTAAAGTAAGTCTCAAAGATTTTCAAATACAACGTCAGACTAAATTGATGACTGATAGCATCAATAGAAAATTTAGATCTTCTTCTAGTCCAATCAAACCAGATAATTTAGTCGATAGAAATAATCAACTTATGTTAGGAAGAAATCAGATTGATTCTGATGGATTTTTCAAAATAACCAGATCTGGACCTGGTCTGAAAGATAGTAAGATACCAGTAGATAAATTTATTCGGAACACACCAGATCCACAAGTTGTTGAAAGAATGTCAAAGAAACTCAATTTAGGTAAGAAAACCTTTGAACCTAATTTTGGACAGGGAGTCCGAAAAGCAGATCCAGAATTAGGAGATGTGCCAAATCGCATGATCGATATCACCCCAGGTTTCCGTCCTCCAGGTAAAGCAGATGGTGGTAGAGTAGAGGCAGGTAGACCATATATCGTTGGTGAGATAGGTAAAGAATTGTTTGTACCTGATGCTAGTGGTAAGATAGTTCCTAATGAGGACTTACCAAGTTCAAATCTATTGGTTATAAACAAAGAACCTGAAACTGTTGTAGTACCACAGGCAACATCTGGTGGGTCATCAGACACACCAATTGCATCTAACACTGTCAATGCATATGATGTTGTCGCTAAATATGCTCAGATGACTGGGTTGTTTACAGTTTAATGTCAAAGAAAGGTTTATGGTCAAACGGTCATAAGATAAAGCAATTTGATATCATTCCTGAGGGTGGTGGTGAACCAATAGGTTTATCTGGACAACTTCTTGGAATAAAATATTTTGAGGATGTAATAGATTCTTGTATTCATTTTGAAATAATAATAGCTGATACCTATGGTTTTTTGGCTGCTATTCCAATTAGGAGTGGCATGACTGTGAATTTAGAAATTGAGCATTCTAGCGTAGAAGAAAATTTTGTATGGAATGATACTACAGTACCGTTGATCATAACAAATATTTCAGATAATGTTTCAGATCAAAAGAGAGAAGTTTATGTGTTGACTTTAGAGACTGTACATGCAGTTTCTAATCATACCCTAAGAGTTTGGGAAAAACATGGAGGAAAGATATCAAATACTGTAGAGAAAATATTGACTAAAAAAATGAAGATCCCAGAGGATAGGATTGACATTGATGAAACTAGAAATAATTGTGATTTTACTGGTAATTATAGAAGACCTCTCTTTATGATTACTTCACTCTGCCCTAAAGCAATTACTCCTAATTCTGGATTTTTGAGAACAACTAAGGGAAGTGCTGGATATCTATTCTATGAGGATCAAGATGGATATCATTTTAAAAGTATAGATAAAATAATGGATATGGAAAATGTAAATATTGAACCATGGCAAATATATTCTGCATATAGTGGAAAGTATTCCATGGAAGATAATAACTTATCACTTACTGGACCACCTGTTTGGACTGAAAGTCATGATATCCTAAAAAAATTGAGGTCAGGGGCATACAAGACAGCAAACTACTATTATAATATACTCACAAGAGAACCAGTTTTTTCTGAGTATTCTGCTGCAGAAAGTATAAAAGACTTGAAAACAGCAAATGAAGATGTATTGATCCCTGAAAATGTATCTGAAAGTTATTCTAGAATAACATTTGGAACACTTGACAATGCTACCATGACTCCTAATTGGAGAGGTAAAAAAAGGGAAACTCCACAAGATCAAGCAGTATATCAATCACAAGCTTCTGCTAGGTATTCTGCATTATTTTCTCAATTATGTGAAATTACAGTACCTATGAATTTGAATTTGAGAGTTGGTCAAGTTATACAACTTGAAAAACCTAGACTAAATATTGAAAAACCAACTCAAAAAGGAACAGACTCTAATGCTGGAAGTTACATGATTGTTAGATTGGCTCATGACTTTGGGTCTGCAGGTGGAGATTATACTGGTATTTCTATGGTTCGAGATTCTTACTTACCTTACGAGGGCCGCTAACATGACTACTAAAGTTCCACAACACGATCTAGACCATGAGGTTTATATTGATCCTAAAGATCATAAGGAGCATATCAATCATGGCATGATTGAGTATACTGAAAAGGATTTGGAAATGCACAATGATGCTTTCCATGCACATGATGATTCAGAAGTGGATAAGAATGAAGGTAAGATAAACGATTGGCACACACGCCATGAAGATAAGCACCTAGAAGTGTATTGTGATAATCATCCAGATTCACTGGAATGTCGAGTGTATGATGACTAATGCTTGAACAATCCCGATCAAATATAAATTTTGCAGGTAAAGACGGTTTCCATTGGTTCATTGGACAGGTAACTGCTGATAAAGCCTGGAGGGATAAACATAATCAGAATACTAATAATGGATTCAGAGCAAAGGTAAGGATTCTCGGTCATCATCCTAGCGATAATAAAAAGCAGGGTGGTATAGACGATAAAGACTTACCTTGGGCTCATTTCTTAGTACCACCTAGTATAGGTGCTGGACATAATCATAGTGGAACTAGCTTTGCAGTACAGGGTGGTGAGACTGTATTTGGTTTTTTCTTAGATGGTGAAGAAGGACAACAACCAGTTGTTCTGGGAGCTTTCTATTCTAATAGTAATATAACTCCATACAAGACTTGGGAACAAGCCATGGAGTCTGGTACTTCAGGATTTGCTCCATTTACTTCTGATACAAGTATAGAGACTGGAAAACATATAGCTCCTACTCATGGTCTTAAAGTTAATGATGTTGGTGGAATATCTGATAGTAATACTCAGGTAATAGAACAACCTCAAGGTTCTGTAGGTGAAGCAGGTCTTAGGAAACCAGGTGAAACATTTAGTCAGTATAAAAAAAGAATAAAAGGTGGTGGTAGTTCAAGTGTAGAGGTATTAGATAAACCAACTCATGAACTTAAAGTTGGTGAAGCCAATGCAGAAACAATAGCATTATCAAAGAAAGAGCAGAATAAGAATAGTAATAGTGAAAAGTCTGGTAATGATATTACACCTGATGAGGAAGAAGATCCTATACCACCAGAAGAAAATGATACCTTTGTTGATACTATAAACAAACATTATGATAATAAACCAACTGAGGTAAGGAAAGCACAGAAATGTGCTGATCCAAAGGGAGCGTTGGGTGATGTAGCAAAAATTCTACAGGCATTTACTGATGAGGTAAGTGGATATGAGAAGTATAAAGATGGACACATTGACCCTGTTATAAACAGAATTGTCAACATGGATCTGTTGATTGAAAGAACTTCTAACAAGATTGCAGGTGGATTCTCTGCAACTATTAGACAAGCTAGAAAGGAGATGTTCAAGGAGGTCAATAAACAAGTAAATGAAAATGTGACTTTCTTAGATCCTTCTCATCTTATTAAAAATTTAGAGGTAAAGAAACAACAGGATACAGTCTATTGTTTGATGGAGAATGTTATCAATGGGTTGAAGAATTTTGTTAGTGATTTCTTGAAAGGAATGGTTGGTAATTTACTTCAGATGCCACTGTGTGCAGCAGAACAATTTATTAGTGGTTTGATCTCTGATATTACTGACCAAGTTCAAGGACTAATTGGTCCAGCAATCAATGCTATCAATAGTTTAGGTGGTATATCTTTACCACCTTTCGGTGATTTTATGGATAAGGCACTCAAGATTGCTCAAACAGGTTTGAAGTTCTTAGAGTGTGAAGGTAATGAGTGTGAACCTGAACCAATTGATTGGAAGACTAATGTTGGTGCTGATCCTAAGAAGAAACTTAATATTGGTAGAGCATTAGGACTTGCTAAGAATTTGAGTGGTATGACTGGATTAGATGCTTTAGGTGATGCTCTAGGTGGTGGTATTATAGGTGGTACTCTTGAAGGTATGTTCCCTGGTATATCTAAAGTAAAGAGTGCTATTGATAATCCTGCAGGAGCACTAAGTGATGTAATAGGTCTTGATATAGAAACAGGATTACAAAAGGTTACTGGTTTAGGTCGTAATATTACGGCTATTCCATCAGCAGCAGAGTTTGCAGCAGAGTCTATAGCATTGAATAAAATGTCATCACTTGTAGGTGGATGTAACCCATTCCAGAAAGAATGTGGTCCTCCTAAACTAGAATTGTTTGGTGGTGGTGGAGTTGGTGCTGCAGGTAAAGCAGTTATAAACTCTATTGGTGAAGTAGTTGGTGTTAGTATGGATGATCTTGGAATAGGTTATACTAAGAAACCATTTGTTAGTTTTGTAGATAATTGTGGTACTGGTAAAGGTGCTACTGGTACTGCTGATGTAGATCTAAATCCTGAGTCACCTACTTATGGGCAAATTACTAATGTAGTAATAACAAATCCTGGTGGTGGATATATTGCACCTCTTCCAGATGAACCTGTTGTTGCAACTGCTCCTGATGGTACTCAAATTGCTGCTGATGGTACTGTCATAACTCCTGGAAATGTTGGAGGCACTGGCACTGGTGTTGACCCTGTTACTGGAGTAGTGGATGATCCAGAACTGCAAGATGATAACATAAATGATAGCACTAATGTTATCAATGATGATTCTGGAATTTCTTCATCTGATGAAGGTGAAGATGTTCTAGGTGAGGTAGCAGGTATACAAGTTGTTACTACAGGAATGAATTATTCTGATGGTGATAAGGTTGTGACTGATAATGGAGGAGAGTTAGGTTTAGAGGTTGATGAGAAAGGTAGAATTATTGGTTCTACTGGAACTTGTGATCTTGGACTTACAAGTATTCCTAAGGTATCCATCAAGACAAAGACAGGTTATGGTGCTATAATAAGACCTGTAACTAAGTTTGTGAAGAGAAAGGATTATAAGGATCCTATTACAACAGACATTTCACTTATTAGGGTTATTGATTGCCCAAGAGGTTTCTAATGGCAAATGTACCACCTATTATTATAAACCATGCTGAAGATGGTCAACTCTGTATAGGAAGAGAAAGGGATAAGAATGTTCTAAGAAAAAGACAGGTTGGTCTGTATGGTGGGTCTAGTGCTGCCTTACGTTTCTTCTTAGATGGTGGATTTGAAATGAGATCCAGTGATGATGCAACAGCAGAGCAAGGTTCTAATATATTACAAACATGTCCTGGAGCACCACTTATCATAAGATCTGCAGGAGATATAGTAATAGAAGCTGACGGTAGATTCTCTGTATATGCAAATGATATTAGGATGGAATCAAAGAATGCAGATGAAGGAGATATTACACTAAAGGCAGCACATGATATAAACATAGATGCAAATAATCGTGCTATAATGCAGTCAGAGAATGTTGTGTTGGATGCTAAGTGTAGTATTCTTACACACTCTGAGGGTTGGACATTTATTGTAGGAAATATTGTCAGAATACATGAACCAATTTCTCAACTTGTACCAACAACATTTGGTACAGCAATAGATGCACTTGTTGCACCACTAAAAACTATAGTCTCAGGATAACATGGCTGGAATACCCGACATACAAGCACACAAGATCTACATTGGTTTAGAAGAACCACAAATAGATGATAGATCATTGAATAATTTGAATGGTGAAAGACCTTATGAAGGTACTTTAGCTGTTGCTGGTCCTTCTTATATTGGAGGTCATAGTGGTAGTGGTAATGGTACGTTGAATGTTGGAACTGATATAGATGAGTGGTCACCAAATGTCAGTGGAAGAGCAGTTGATATAGAAGGTGATGTTAATATAGTAGGAGAACAAGGACCAGATCATGTATACATTGATGGTAATGTGTATGTTACTGGTACTGTCGATTGTTTATCAACTGGTAGATTAGAAGCAAGACATCAAGAGGCAGATGGTAGACCAAAACCATTTGATATGGTTCACCCATCTAAAGGTAAAGGTAACAGACTAAGGTATGCATGTATTGAAGGACCAGAGGTTGCTGTATATTATAGAGGAAGATTGAAAGATAATAATATTATACAACTACCTTCTCATTGGAAGGATCTAGTACATGCTGATAGTATTACTGTACAGATACAGAATATTGGAGTACCACAGATGATAACTGTGGAGAGTTTTGATAACGAGAAGATAGTTTTAGAATCTAATACTATACCTGAGACTCCTATTGATTGTTTTTACCATGTGTATGGTGAGCGTAAAGATGTCAATCATTTAGTTGTAGAGTATGAAGGAGATACTTGGGAAGACTATCCAGATCCAGACTATGATGACCCACAATATAAGACAGGAGTTAATACTAAGACTACGTGAAAAAACTGATTTATATTGAGGATAATTTTTTATCCCCTGAACTTTGTGAACACTTCATCAATCTATCTAAAGCAAATAATAAAGAAATGCCTTATGGTAACTCTACTAGAGGTGGAGATACCTATCTTACTACTGTTGAGTGGAAAAATCATACAGCAGTATATCATGGTGGGAACGTAGATCCTACTGTCATTCCACCAGAGGATGACGTAGTTATGAGGGTAACTAATCTTTGCAAGTCTTTTGATGCTACAGCAAACTTAGATTACGTTGGTGTTATACGATGGCCAGTTGGTACATTTATGAAACCACATGTTGATGATAATAACAAGCACAACCCAGATATATTTGCAGCAATGTTATACCTAAATGATGATTTTGTTGGTGGTTATACATGCTTTGAGCACATGGAGGTAAAACCTGAGAAGGGTAAACTTATAGTATTCTCAAATGCTGAGTATTTACATTATGTTTCTCAGGTTGAAAAGTCAGAAAGATTTGTGTTGTCATTTTGGTACAATCATGCTATACTAGATGAAAATTCATAAGATTATGGAAGTACGTGGTACAGTAAAAGTCGATGGCATTATTGAATTACCAGAAACTTGGAGAGGACATATTGAACCAGAAACTATTCACGTTCAACTTACCCCAATTGGAGTATTTCAAGAACTATTTGTAAATAGTATCCAGTATGGTGCAAAAGTTATTATACGTAATGCTGCTGGTGGACCTATCAAAGCTTACTATGAGGTAACTGCTAATGCTAAAGAACTTCCTGTTGTAGAGGATGCTACTTGCGATATTTGACTACATATGCTATAATGAGATACAAAATAAAAAATCATGACTGAAAGACTTGAGTTTGAAGAATTTGTAGATGAGGTTCGAGTGAGTCTCGCTGCAAGAAAATTTGAAATTTTTGGTTCTCGTGGCAATTATCAATGTGTTGAGTGTGATACAATAGATGAGTTTATGTCAGTGTTACAAGTTGTAAGGAGTGCTGATGGGATTGATGAAGAACTAGATATAGTATACGTATGATACAATGACAGAAGAAAAGATCAGGGAAATCCTTCCGCATTTGTGCTACACCAAAGAGGAAGTTGACCTACTGATCCAAGCTGCCGTAGATGAGGCAAGACGCATAGATGAAGAATCAATGCGTAAACATAACAGGGATGCTACTATTATTAGTATGATCCTTGGATTTACATGTTTAGCATTATTCTTAGATGGATTACTTCGCATACTTGGTATCATTCCACCATTCGCAGGTCTTGACGTTAATATCATCGATCAGATTGTGGAGAAAGTTGAAACAGATATATATCCATTAGTGCAGAAGATACCTAGAATATGAGGATTGCAGTTATTGGTGCTGGAAAAGGTGGATGTATATCTGCTATTTCAGCAAAATATTTGTCTGACTTGCTTTCAAAAAATATCGAAATAGAAATATATCACGACCCTTCTATTGTTGTCAATAGTGATAGTGTTGGTACTTCTTATGAAACTGTCAAGTTATTATTTAAATTTCATCAAAATAAATTCGCATGGAGAGATGCAGAGACTGGTTTTGATGCCACTCTAAAAACTGGTATACTTTATAAAGATTGGGGTAAAGGAGGATTTGTTTTTCATGGTGACGATGGCGGCACTTTGATGCATTTTATTCCGAAAAAATTTTCTGACTATATTTTGGCAAAAAAGGAATTTAAGGTTATTGAAAAAAATATTTCTGATGCAGAAAGTGAGATAGATGCTGATGTTATTATTGATTGTAGAGGTAGAAATGAGAACATACAATATCAAAGTATAATAAATCCTACAAATTCTTCGATGAGTGCATCTAAAGATTTTGAAGATTGTAAAGAGTGGTCAGATCATATTGCTAGACCACATGGATGGATTCTTGGCATCCCTAACAAAAAATCAATGTATTATGAGTATTTTTATAATAATGAAATTTCGAGAAAAGATGATGTTATATCTGATTTTAAAGATTTTTTAGGTATATTACCTCAAAAATATAAGCATCTAAACAATTATTTTGCCAATGACATATTTGTTGGTGAAAGAACAATAATAAATGGATCAAGTTTTTGTTCATTAGAACCTATGGAATCAATGTCTTTACACATATATCAATATATTGCAATTAAAGGACTTAAGTATTTTTTTGGTCTTGTAGAAAAAGAACAATCAAATAAAAAAATCTTTAATAGAATTATGAAGTGGGAATCAATGCTTTTATGGTGCTATGATTCAGGATCAATTTATGATACTAATTTTTGGAATTATGCTAAAAATTTAGATTATAGGGACATAGTAAAAGATAAATTTTTAAAGTTAGTTGATAACTGTCTTGGGTCTGAAAAAATGGGTCAGGGTGTTGAGCTTATGTCAAGCAATATATTTTTAGATCAATGGAATAGGGCAGGGATTTAGTAGGGTATAAATAAGTTGAAGGAATGGTGTCAGGATTAATAAGTAATGCCACTTAGCAGACTTGAAA